CCCTAAGATGATGAATAGACTTTTTAATAATTCACAAAATAAAATGAAAGACCGTTTAATGAAAGCGGGTGAAACATACGGAATTGTTTATTCTGCTGGAAAGTTTAGCCACGATGATGATGTGTTAAATAAAGCAGAAGTTCGTAAGGGGGAGTTTGAACTTTGGATTACAAAGAACGGATATTTACATTTTGTAATAATTTATCAAGGTAAAAAGATGACTTGGGAAATACGAGTAAGTGGGGATGAACAGATATACGACTTTTTAGGAGAGTCCGGTAAATACCCCTGTAAGCAAATACCAAAACCTGATACTGAAACACTACTTGAGCGTGGGCCAATGATTTTAGGCGCACAAAGAAAAGGTTATCACGAGTATATTCTAAATGGAAAAGAGGTAAAAACTAAAATACATTGTAGATTTTTACCTGTTCAAGACAAAGAAATGTGGCTCGCATGGACAGGGTATGAATCAAAACCTGCCCCTAAATCGAGTGACTCAGGGCTAATTAATATCTATGAAGACGATTCTTAAAATTAAATAGTTTTATATAGTCCACATAGCACAGACCCTATCATGCAGTTAAGTACTCCTATGTTTGGTGATGAGCCAAATAGCGGTGGAGAATTCGTTATTCTTAAAGAAAATAATGAATGTGTTATTGCTGGCTACGCATCAGTTGATGTAGTAGATAAACAAAATGATAAAATTACTTTAGGCGCAATTCGTGAAGCGGCTGATAAGTTTATGAAACAAGACCGATATAGAAATGTTATGATTACACATTCTAATGTTCAAGTCGGAGAGGTCGTAGACCAATATACAGATTCCAATGGTAAAGTCCTAAAAACAGGCGTTGATGATACAGGGTTTTTTGTGGTGATAAAATTAAGAAATGATATTGAAAAGGCTAAGGAGGTTGCTCGTGATGTAAGAAAGGGTAATCTTCGTTCTTTTTCAATAGGTGGACAGGCGATAAACAAGACAAATAAATATGACTCCGATACCGGAAGTTATAAAGAAATTGATAAACTTGAATTACATGAAATCACCATATGCGAAGAGGGCATAAACCCTGAAGCAAAATTTAACCTAATAAAGGAGGATAATAAAATGAATACAGAAATAGAAAAGGCTCTTAATGAGTTTAATGAAGTAATGGCTGAACTCCGTGAATCCACGGTTCTCAAGAATACAATGGACACCCTCGAACAAGAGGAAGAACTTGAGATGATGGATGAAATGGAAGAGGAGTCCGTTGAAATGGGAGACTATGACAGCGAAGAAATGAAAGCAGAATCTGATGATGATGATGATGTTGAAGAAATGAAAGATGAAGAAAAGATGGGTCGAGAAATGAAAGCCGAGTTTTCGGAATTTGTTGAAGCAAAGGCCGAATCTATTGATTCTCTTGACCTTTCAAAGTCAAACATCGAAAAAGCCTATGAACAATTCAAGGCTGAAAAAGAAGAGGCTCGTGCATACGAAGTTATTAAGGCTGAATTTGAAGCCCGATATAATAAAGACCTTGCACTCGAAGCAGATGAAATTGCTAAGAGCAAGTTTAATGCCGCAGACGCAGTTCTTTCACTTAAGGAAGAATTTTCTCAATTGAAGAAATCTCTTGAGAACAACACTATCGCTAAGGCCGCAGAAACTCAATCTGTGTCCAATCAACTTAGTGAGGACTTCGATAACATTTCAGAAATGTCATGGAATGAAGTTCACGAATTAATGGACAAATACAACAGAGGTGCTTAAAATGACAGGATATTTTAGAACAATTGAAGACTTAGAGCGAGCGACCTACGGACTATCCGGAGGAAGTAATATTTTGAAAGCCGCACTTACGGGTATTCACCCTATTCACGACCAAACAGGCGGAACACCTTCTTCGGGTGGAGATGCTACTTTGTATAACTTGGTTTATGGACAAAAAGTTTGGTCTATGATTAACCGAGAAATTAACGCACTTTCAATGCTTCCTAAGAAGCCGTGGAAGAGTAGTGGTTGGAGAGTTATGAAGGGGCGTTCTCTTGGTGGTAATACTGATGTTTTTACTGTTTCCGATTTGGACACTCTCGGTGGACAAGTAGAAAACGCTACAATTTCCAATATTGATGAAATTAAGCCTACTTTCGCAAACCTAAGTCTTTCTCCTAAGACTGTTGCGCATACCTTTGAACTTTCGGAGATTGCACAACTTCTCGGAGGAATGGATGATGGTATCGGAGATATTATTTCTACCTACCGTGAAGAAGTTGGTATTTCACACGCAGAAGCCATGAACTCAATGGTTCTTACTGATTTGACTACTTCCGGTTTGGATGCACCTGCCTCAAGTGGAAAAGACTACGACAATCCAGAGCGTTCTCTTACTTCACTTTACAAGATTGTTTCAACTCATGCAGAAATGAATGCTTTGTCTAATCTTGACGGTAATGCAAAACTAAATCTTTTCGGAACTGTTCGTGCTTCGTCGGGAACAGAATACCTTGAAGCATATGTTGATTCAAATTCGGGAACTGCTCGTAACTTGACTGTTAATATGCTTAATACTGCTCTACGAAACTTGATGGCTCGTGGCGGTTCACCAAAGGTTTTCCTTACAGGATATGACACCATTCAAACATTAGGAGAACTTCTCCAAGCCCAAGAAAGATTCATGGGTCGAACAGAAGTTGTTCCTTCTCATGGTGGTATTAAAGGAGTTAAGGGAAGAGAAGTCGGATTTAAGGTTGCTACCTATCACGACATTCCTATTATTCCTTGTAAGGATATGCCAACAGGCGGAAGCGGTATTTCAGATATTTTACTTCTTGATACCGACCATTTGTTCTTGTGTACTCTTAAGCCTACTGAATACTTTGAAGGTGGTATGAACACTAAGGAAGTTTTCGGACACGGATTCTTAGGACACCGAGGACTTTACCGAACAATCGGAGAAACAATGTGTACTTATGTGCGTGGACAAGGCAAGTTAATTGACCTTCAATGAGGTGATTTAGTATGGGATTAAACGCAATCACATTAATCGCAGACCACCACGGTTCTACTGCACCAAAAGTTCAAGGACATTATTACTATGTTGATTTTATCCTTAATGTAACTAAGAGTGCAACAGCATCAGTAACAACAACAGTAAATTATGTAGCCGCTACAAACACGATTACTCGTGCAAGTGGAACTGCTCTTAATGCCGCAACAAATTATACACCGGGAAGTACAATTACTCTTGGTTCATCCGCTACAGGTGGAAATGATGGTGAAGTTACTATTGTTAGTACCGATGGTGTAAATACTATGGTTGTTTCAGCAGTTGCGGCAGATGCTACAAATGATGAAATTACTATTGTTGGAAATAACTTTTCTCTTGTTGCTTCGGATTTGGGACTTTCCCGACTTAGCCACATTGAAGTTATGGCACAGGAAAACAAATTGGTTCAACTAAATACAAGAATTACAACTGCTGGTGCGCTTTTTACAGATGCTACTGCTCTTGCTACTCTTGGAGAATATTTAGTTCTTGAACCAAGCACCCTTTCAACGGGTGCAGTTGTTACAGGTGACTTAGGAACTTTTAGAATTAGAGCATACGGTCTTCTATGAGGTGAGTAAATGTTAAGAGTAAAAAATATTACAGGTGGAACAAAAACAATCTTTGGTAGTCAATACTTAGGTGGATTGACTTACGAGGTTGATGAGCGTTTGTTAGAATTTTTTATTAAGAATGGATTTGAAATCTTGGACTCCGCTGAGACAGAAACATTGGTTGAAGAAACATTGGTTGAAGAAACCATTGTTGAAGAGACTATTGTTGAAGAAGTCAGTGAAGCGGATGTCCTTGATTTCTCTTCAATGACTAAGCGTGATTTACAGGCTTGGTTAAAAGAACAAGGAATTTCTTATAAATTATCTGATAGCAAAGCCGCACTACTTGGTCTAACTGTATTAGAAGAAGAGTAAGGTTTAATACCTAACGCTTCTTAACGATAAATAAGAGGGAAAGATATGCCGTATAATTCAACGAAAGTAACAAGCAATAACCAAAATATTTCTACTAAAGGTGGAACATTTGAAGGAGTAAATGTTTTCAACGGGGCAACAGCCTCCATTGTCTATATTTCCGATAATAATAATGACCCATCTACTCAAGTATCTACTTATAATAATGACCCTACAGTAACCGTCGAAGATTCATCGGCATTTGCGGTAGGAGATTTAGTTACAGGAACAGGCATTCCTGTTGATACAAAGGTCTTATCTATTACTGATTCAACAACTGTTGAACTTACTGCATCTACTACAGGTGGAAATACAAACGGCCCTTTACAATTTCATAGTCTTGCTAATTTAATATGTAAGTTTCACATAGCCGCCGATACTACATATTTCTATCGTGGTTTTAATGTTGTTTGTAGGAATGGTATTAAAATATCTTCTTCTGATTGGTCTAACTTAGAAATCTTCGTACTGCACAATTGAGGTGGAGTGCGTGACTAATGTTCCAACATATAATGATACGATACCTAATAATACTAAGTATAGTATAGATACAGCAAGGCGTATAATGGTAGAGTATATTCTTAGTGAAACTATTAACAAGAATAAATTACCGACCTTTATAAGAACCAACCACGAAAATGTGAGAGGTTTGATTGACTACAATGATAAAGAGTTTGACAAGATTAACAAAACGGCTTTTGAAGATGTTCTAAATATGGATTTAGAAGATTTTTACGGTAAAGACGATACTTTAGCACAGAATTTATTGGAAGACTTTGGTTATTCAGAAAGAACTCCCTTAACTTTAAGAGATGTTCTTGAAGGGGAATCTTTAAATTTTTATTCTATCTTAGAT